CCTAATCTTCCAAAACCTGTTTGCGATGCACCTGATGCTAAAGCAATCGTATCACCACTAGCGCCAATAGTAATTGTATTACTATTCTCGTTAATGATGTTTTGACCGCATTGGTTTTGAACGTTATTTACTTTAATTGTACTTGTCATAATTATTGAAATTTATACCTTATTATTACTATACCAGAACCGCCTGTTCCTGCACCACCGTTTGATCCAGCGTCACCACCGCCACCACCGCCACCACCTGTGTTGGCTGTTCCTAAATTTGGTGGACTTGTAACACAAATATTAAATTGACCGTTTCCACCACCACCTGTTCCTCCAAGTCCATTTGTGTAACTTGGAATACAACCACCACCTCCAGATACTCCACCACCACCACCACCTGCTCTTGCAATAGATGATCCAGTGATAGAAGATGATACACCATTTCCACCATTTCCAGATGAATTAGCAGGGAAATTTGCACAAGCTCCAACAGCACCTGCTCCACCTCCACCGCCTGTATAATTTCCTGATGAAGCACCTCCAGAATTTCCTTGAGGAGGACTTGTTGGAGGTGTATTACCTGATCCACCTGTTCCTCCTGGACCTGCAGCACCTCCTCCAGAACCTCCAGAAACACCATTTATAGCATTGAGATTAGAACCTGCACCTCCACCACCTGCTGAAGTTACCGTTGAAAAAACTGAATTGCTACCACTGCCTCCAACAGCACAAATACCAGATGGAGATATACTACCTCCACCACCAACTGTTATTGGATAACCTTGAGCTGTTACAGCTAAAGCACTAACACACGCTCCTAAAGGTGAAGCTGTGTAAGAACCTGAAGCTGTACCTGATGATTCTCTATAACCGCCTGCTCCACCTCCAGCACCAGTACCTACATTAACACCTTGTCCACCACCTCCAGCTCCACCGCCAGCTACTACTAAATAATCTACTGAATTTGATCCTCCAGCATTTCCAGCACAAGATACTGTAAAAGTTCCAGGTGATGTAAAAGTATGAATTTTGTAATTTGTGCAAACAGTGGTTATTGTTCCACCTGTTGCTGTAACAAAAGCAGGTACTATACCTTCTTCTGTATCTTCAGCATTTTGAACATTTATCCATCCTTCAGTTGCATCTACATAAACTAAAGTAAGTGCTTGACCATTAACATTTAAAAATATACTTGCAGCAACACCACCTATTTTTTCTGAACCATTGGGTGTTACTGTTAATTTATTTGTTGCAAAAGTTCTTGTGTAATCTGCAACTGCAACTATTGCTCCAGCAGTTCCTGCTGGTAAATTAATTGTAAATTCACCACCTGACGTATTTGCAAAATAACCTTCACCATTCGCTGCAGTGAAAGTTGCTGTCTTAATTGATCCTGTCTGCCAATCTACAGTTCCTGTTCTACCAAATCCTGATTGACTAGCACCAGCGCCAAGAGTTACTGTATCACCAGATTCACCTAGTGTTAAAGTAGTTCCGCATTGTGGTGCAACTGTGTTTACTTCTATTTTTGACATTATACTATTACTAAAGTCCCCGTTACTGTTATAGTTGCAGGAATAGTAATAGGTCCAGCTAAAACTGCACTTTCAATTGTTTGCGTACCGTCGATCGTGGCCGCTTGATTTTTTATAAATTCATCAGGGGCTGTTCCGCCTCCGATGTATTGGATTCCATTTACTACTGCCGTCATAATTCCTCCTACGTACTGATTTCGTCGATAAATGATGTAACAATATCTAAAGACGAAGCGGTATCGCTTTGAGCTTTAAGTACGTCACCATTTGCCAACACAATTTTTGCGCCGCCTTGAATTAGTTCGATTGCAGAGTTTGGTGGAACGCTTACATTCTTTGCAAGAAAGTGATCGTTTCCGCCATTTACAATCTGACAACTAGCCAAAACAGCAGAAGCGGTAGTATTACAGATTCTGATACCAATAATAGCATCGTAATCTCCACCAGTAACTAAAGTGACTGGTGCTGTACCAACGTTTCTTTGTAAATTGTTTCTAAAATTTTGTGCCATATTTTTTTCCTATTTATAACGCAACCGCCATTGCTAATGCAAAGCCAGCTGACGCTGCTCCTACTGGTGTTCCTGATGCGTCCAGGTAAACCGACTTACTTGCTGGTAAAGTACAGAATACATCTTTTGTACCACTAGTAAAGTTAACAGCTGCATCTGAATTAGAACTGGAGATAACTGTAGTTCTAGTTAAGTTTGCACTCGTACCATCTAATGTTCCAAGTCCAACTTCAAACTCTGTTGTACCTTGATTAAAGATACAATAGTAAGTCGTATTGTTGTTTCCTATTCCTTGTGCAAAAGTTTCAAAACCAGTTACTGCTGCTCCAAGTGCCATTGCACCTGTACCAGTAGTTGTGCTTGTTACTTTTACCCTGTCGTTTATTACCAACGCCATAAATTTTCTCCTTAACTCATACTAATAATTGCATTAGCAGGTGTAGCAGGATCAGGAAACGTAATAGTAAAAGTACCATTCGTTGCTGTCTTGTTACCACCAAAATCTAAAACCACTACTAGTCTATTTGCTGTACTGTCAACTGTATCCGTATTATATATCGCTGCAAAAGCTGCAGTGAAAGATGCACTAGTATAACTAACATTATCAAAGTCTACTGATGCAACTGCGGTGCTTGCTGCAACTCCAAGATTTGTTAATGTTTTAACAGAATAGTTAGTGCCACCTGTTGTATCTACTTCACCATTACTAGTTCCTAACAAAGCAACTGTTGATGAAGTTGTATATGGATTAGTTGTATACAAAGAAATTTTAAAAGTGTTTCCTCCAGAAGCTTGAAAGTCGTGTTGACCAGAGAAGAGAGCACCTCTAAAACTAAACGGTATTATATTTGCCATATTGTTTTATCTCCTTAATTAACTTGATGGTGGTTTAACGTTAAGTTGAGCGCGAACTTCACCATCTTGATATTCGTCTCTGCGTCTGATACCGATTTGCTCGATAGCGTACGATTCGATTGCTTGTCTATAAGCCTGTGAGTAGTATTGTAACATATCCTGCGGGCCTTTCAAGTATGCATATGTATTTACCAGACAAGCGTACAAAAGTAAATCTTGATATTTATTTGACAGATAAGTTCCAGTTGTGGCTGGAGCAGGATTAGACGTCGTATCTGTTATAGTTTCTGGTTCTTTATCATAAGCTAGTGTAATTTCATAAGTTTTATCAGGTGTAGGAGCCACCACCCAAAAAGTTTCATCCCAATTAGCGTAATATTTTGGAATATCTACAGCAGAAGTTCCAGGTGTAGAATAGTATTCTGCCATAAAACTAGTGTCTCTTTGCTCTAAATAATATTGATTTCCCGCTTGATCTTTAAATTGTACATATCTAATTGCTCTTAAATCAGATGGAATAGTCACATATCTGTTTCCAATAATAGCATTTGATGTTGCATAAAATACATTTTGATCTGTATCTATTTCTCTATAAATTTTATTTTCAGCATTTTTAATAATAGTTGCTAATACAGAATTAGTTAAAACTTTTGGAGTTGTAGCTCCATTATCTACTTCTGTATATCCTCTAATATCAGTTCTTAAATTATCTAAAGTGTATGCCATTATCCGTTTACTACCTCTAATGTTACTGGTCCTGCAGAACAATTATCTCCGCCTCCAGATACTCCACCACTTGTAGCAGAGCTTGTGCTTGTTATATAAAAATAATTTATTGGATCTGTTAATGCATCAGAAGTAGTTGCACCAGTTACAGTGCCAGATGAATCTATTTGACCTAATGCAATTGTAAATCCATTTGTATTATTTAAATCACTTACATTATCAAATGTAGGTATGTTAGCAAACTGTTGTAAGTTTGGAGTATCAGCACTATCACCACCTGGTCCAGAAGTAATTACTTCTGGTGGTCCTCTAAATCTTACAATATCACCAGCAGCTCTTTGATGATCTTCCGAAAAAACATTTACATAAGTTGTTCCCGAATAAATAACAGATGTAAATGGATTTGAATTTAATAAAATTAAACTAGCTTTTGAAGCTGGTTGTGGTCTTGGATTAAATAAAGCTTGTGGATCTGAACCAACAGGTTTTGGATCTAGTTGTGGTTGTTTAGCTTCAAATTCTGAATAGTGAACTAATGCACCATTCCATTCTCTAACCATTTCAGAATATGGAAATGCCATTCCCGATCTATCAGAAATTGCTAATGCGTGTTTACCTGATGCATATCCTCCGCCAGCCATTATACTCCATCTCCATAAAATGTTTGTGGTGAAATGAAAGTAGATGTTCCTTGATTGTCTGCATCAAGTGCTCTTAACAATTCACTTTCATATCTTCGTTCTAATTCTTGACTCATCTCTGGTGAATATTTTTGACTTAAATAATATGCAAGACCAGACATCATACAAGGATAGAATCTATTTACTACATCAGAAGTATTATTATATGCTCCAGCATCTTGAATTTTAGATAAATAATAAAAACAAAATTGAAAACTACTTGGTGTAGTTGTACTTGATACACTTGAACTTGGTGTTGCATATAGAAATATACTTGGGTTTAATTTTCTTTCTACGTAATATTGTGAAGGTGTGCCTTTAGTTAATTTATTTGGTGTTTGTGAATATTGTGATCTACTGATTTGTGTTAGTGCTATATCTTGTGGGGCTGTTGTATCAGAATTATTTCTGTAATAAGCTTCTAATATTGAATCCATATCTTGAGGAAAATTTTCTGAATCAGAAGCAAAATTATATTCTGCTTGTCCTTCAACTAATGGAACTTTAGCTAACTTTACTTTCCATAAATGAACACCTCTATTACCCCATTCTTGAAACATAATATTTAAAGAACGTCTTGCAGATCTTAATTGATAACCTGTTCTAGTTCCTCTAACACCTGTTCTCTCAAATGCTTCTTCTATTACTTCATCTATTTGTGGATTAAATTCTGTAGTTTCTGAAGTAGGTGAAATAGTTTGTGCAGTATTACCCATACCACTGTGAGCAGTACAATAATAAAATAATAGTGGAGCGCCAGTTGTTCTAACTGGTGCAACATTAATAGTTACACTTGCTCCTGCATTACCTGGAACTCCAGCTGTAGTTACACCTGTAGTATAAGCAACACCTGCTGGTGTTGCGTGAGTACCATTAGCAGTAGTT